GGTCATCTCGTACTGCCGCGAAATTGAGTGTTTCTGTGGAGGACCCTTTTTGACCCTTTTGGAGGTGCGCGGTGGCTGTTGCTGGTCGTAAGCCTAAGCCGACGCTTCAGGTGGTTCGGGAGGGTAATCCGGGGAAGCGTGCCGTGAAGGATTCGGTGAAGTTTTCGCCGTCTGACTTGGTTGAGCCTGAGTGGGCTGACTGGTTCGAGGGTGATGCTGGGGATCTTACACGGGCCCGGGAGACGTCTTCGAGGTTGTGGCGGAAGTTGGCGCCTACCTTGTCGCGGTCTGTGGGTTTGGTGGGTGAGCAGCAGGAGACCCTTGTTGAGTATTGCGTGACGTATGCCCGGATTGAGCAGGGTGAGCGTGCGTTGTCTTCGCAGGGTGTTGTTGTGATGACTGAGCGCGGCCAGGTGAAAAATGCTTGGACTTCGATTTTGAATGCTTATCGGTCGCATTTGCGGTCTCTGATTGGAGAGTTGGGCCTTTCCCCGTCAGCCGCTACGAGGCTTGGCGGGAAGGACTCTGACGATGAGGAAGATCCTTTCGACTGATGATTTGCCGGCCCCGTATGATGCCCTGATTGAGCTTGGGCTGACGGATGAGCAGATTCGGGATGCGTTGGATCGGGCGCCGTTGGTGCGGGCATTTCAGGCTGATAAGCAGCCGGGTGCTTGGTTTGATGTGGCGCGCGCGAACAAGGCACTGAAGGCGATGGGTGCGTTTAAGCACACGAAGGGCCGTTGGGCTGGTGTGTCTATGCGGCTTGGTGAGGGTTTGGATCCTTGGCAGGTTGTGTGGGTTTTGGCGCCGGTCTTCGGCTGGGTTTATCACGACGCCGAGATTGACCGCGTTGTGCGTGTGGTGCGTTCGGTGTGGATTGAGATTCCACGTAAGAACGGCAAGAGCACGTTCGCTTCGGGCATCTCTGGTGTCCTGTTGCTGGCTGATGGTGAGATGGGCGCTGAGGTTTACAACGCCGCCGGCTCCACGACGCAGGCCGGGCGTGTGTTCGATGATGCTAAGCGGATGTTGCAGACGTCGAAGGCGGCGCGGTCCCGGATTGAGCCTCTGAAGGAGGTTGTGCGCGTCCCGAAGACTGGTTCGATTCTACGGGTGTTGTCCCGGGTTGCTGAGACTGCGCACGGGTTGAACGTGTCCGGGGCGACGATTGACGAGATCCACACGCTCCGGTTGCAGCGGAAGCTTGTTGAGGCTATCGAGACTGGCACGGGCGCACGCGATCAGCCGCTGATCATCTTCATTACGACCGCGGATGAGGCCGAAGAGGGCACCATCTACGACGAAAAGCACATGTACACCCGGAACGTGGCGAACGGGATTATCCAGGATCCGCGCTTTTACGGCGTTGTGTGGGCTGCTGAGGAAACGGACGATCCTTTTAGCGAGGATACGTGGCGGCTGGCTAATCCGGGGCTTGGTAAGTCTCCGACGCTGGCTTACATGCGTGACCAGGCGCTGAAGGCGCAGTCGTCTCCTTCCGCGTTTCCTGCTTTTTGTCAGTTGTCTTTGAATCTGCGTATGCGGAATCAGTCGCGTTGGGTGGATCTGAATAAGTGGGATGCTACGGCTGCCCCGCTTGACAGGACTGCTTTGCGGGGCCGGCGCGCGTGGGGTGGCCTTGACTTGTCCGCTGTGTCTGACTTTACGGCGTGGTCGGTGTGGGTGGAGTCCAACCGCCCCGGCTTCGAGGTCGATCTGTTCACCCGCTTCTGGGTCCCTGGCGAGAAGGTTGTCGATCTTCAGCAGCAGCTACAGGTCCCGTTGCAGCAGTGGATTGATGACGGCTGGGTCACGGCGACTGAGGGCGATGTTATCGACTATTCGGCGGTGAAGTCCGCTGTGATCGGTGACTGCAAGCACTTCAACATGCAGCGCGTGTCGTTTGACCGGATGTTCGCTGGCCAGTTGGTGCAGGAGCTTGACGCCGATTTGAAGGGTGTTGAGTTGGCGCCGGTGGCTCAGACTTTCCTGGGTTTGTCTCCTGCTTGTAAGGAGATGGAACGCCTGTGGTCTAACGGGCAGATGCGGCATGAGGAAAACCCGGTTATGCGGTGGATGGCTTCCGTTGTGGAGGTCAAGAACGACGGCCTCGACAACATTAGGCCGGTGAAGCCTGACCGTAAGAAGTCAAGCTCCCGTATTGATGGGTTCCAGGCGGCTGTTACGGCGATGGATGGCATTGTGCGTACGAGTTTGAAGAAGAAATCAAGTGTCATTTACACCGGATCGAGCACCAGGAGGTAGCCGATGGAACCCCTGAGTGTTCAGGACGCAATTAAGGTCACGCAGTCGCTTTCTAACGAGCTGATCTATCGTCGCCCGGCGATTGATGCGCGGTTGAACTATTTTCGTGGGACTACTGGGACGTTGAAGTATGCGTCTGAGAAGTTTGGCGAGTATTTCAGCCGGCGGTTCTCGGGTTTCTCTGATAACTGGTGTATGCCGGTTGCTCAGGCCGCTGCGGAGCGTATGAATTACACGGGGTTTCGGCTGTGGGGCGAGAATAAGGGCTTTGACCTTGAACTTGCCCGCGTGTGGGAAGCGAACGACGGCGACCGCGGATCTTCTGAGGCGTTCCTTGTATTCGGTGCAGCCTCTAGAGCCTACGCTCTGGTGTCCCCGGGTGATGGTGTGACTCCCCGGATTACGTGGGAGCACCCGTCGCAGACCATTGTGGACACGGATCCGCAGACGGGTGAGCGGCGCTCTGCCCTGGTGGTGTGGGTTGACGACAAGATGGATTACGCGACCCTCTACACGCCTGAGTGGATTTACAAGTTCCAGCGTGAGACGGGTGAAGAGCGGTTCCTGAACTATGACAGGGACGGGCGCTACTACGACCGGGCCGTGCTTGGTGGTTGGTCGCCGCGGATGGTCAACGGTGAGTTGGCGCAGCCCGAGGTGAACCCGCTGGGTGTTGTCCCGGTTGTTGAGCTGCGGAATCAGACCCTGTTGGATGATTCGCCGATCAGCGACATTCAGGGTGTTATGGCGATGCAGGACAGCATCAACCTTGTGTGGGCTTACCTGTTGAACGCGTTGGATTCGGCTTCTCTGCCGCAGCGTGTGGTGACTGGTGCTGATGTTCCGCAGGTGCCGATCCTGGACTCTAACGGGCAGCAGATTGGTACGCGCCCGGTGGAGTTGGACAAGCTTCATGGTGAGGCGATTCTTTGGTTGCCGGATGATGCGGCGAAGATCGCTGAGTGGTCGGTGGCGCAGTTGGATGCGTTCGGTTCGGTCATTGAGCGTGGTGTGGAGCATATCGCGGCTCAGACGAGGACACCCCCGCACTATTTGGTGGCGAAGATGGTTAACACGGCTGCGGAGTCTCTAACCATTGCCGAGGCCGGTCTTGTGTCGAAGACGCGCGAGCGGATCCGGTACGTGAACCCTGCCATTCGTGAGGTCAACCGGCTCGTGGCGTTGTGTCAGGGCGCGGATGAGCGGCGTATCGGTGCTATCGCTTCGGGTCAGAACCTTTGGGGCGATGTGCAGTACCGTTCCGAGGCGCAGATGGCTGACGCAATGCTGAAGATGAAACAGGTCGGGTTCCCGTTCGAGTACATCGCTGAGCGTTACGGCCTACAGCCTGACGATATTCAGCGCGTGCTGGAGATGCGGAAGGCTGAGCTTGCATCCGACCCGCTGGCAGCTGCCCAGGCTGCCATGCAGATGCCTGTAAATGGCAACGGCTGAGGATGTAGCGGCAGCTCACTATTTGCAGCAGGTTCGGGCGAGTAGCACGGCGGCTTACAGGGCTCAGGCTTTGTGGCAGGCGGTGGATCGTACCCGGATCGCTGATTCGTGGGCTGAGATGTTGCCTTATATGGTGCAGACGGTTTCTGTGGCGCAGTATTTGGCGGCGTCTGGCGCGAATGAGTATGTGGTTGCGGCGTTGGATGCTCAGGGTCTGGATTCGTCCGGTGGCGAGGTGGCACCGCGTTCGTTCGCTGGTGTTGCCGCTGACGGCAGGGATCTCGCCGGGTTGTTGGCCTCTCCCGTGTATACGGCGCTGGATGGTATCCGGCAGGGCCTGAGTGTGGATCGGGCGATGGCTGGCGGGTTGAATCAGCTTGTCATGTTGGCGTCGTCCACGGTCACTGATGCTGGCCGGGTTGCGGTTGGTGTTGGTGTTGCTTCCCGCAGTGTTCGCACCGGCTATGTGCGGATGCTGTCCCCACCCTCTTGTGCCCGGTGTGCGATCCTCGCCGGCAGGTTCTACCGCTGGAATGACGGGTTCGCCCGGCACCCGCAGTGCAAGTGTATCCACATCCCGACGTCGGAGAACGCGTCCGGGGATAAACGCACGGACCCTTACAAGTACTTCAACAGCTTGTCCGCGGATGAGCAGAACAAGTACTTCACGAAGGACGGCGCGCAGGCGATCCGTGACGGTGCTGACATGAACCAGGTTGTGAACGCGCGCCGGGGCATGTCTACGACTGCGGGTGGCTCGAAGGTCACATCCGAAGGCACAACCCGTCGCGGTTACTGGGGTGGCCAGCAGGCTACCCGCGACCGTCGCGGTTCGGAGCGTTACGGCGTGTCGAACAAG